TTTGCGCTCCCTGACGCAGGCAACACAATCCCCCTGCCGCTTGCCTAGGGTTGCGTACCGTTCGCCGCTTAGGTCCGGGTGCTTGACGCAGACCGTCCCCAGCATCCGCTTGGCGCGACCATCAGAACGGGATGTCGCTGTCATCTGGAGTCACCTGCGGCATGGGTTTAGCGGCGATCTGTCCCTTAGGCTTGAACTGGCAGGACATGAACTTGCCCTTTGCGCCGTCCCGTATCCACGCGGATACTTCGATTGCGTTGCCTTCGTGATCCTTACCCTCCCCGCGATAGTTCGGCGCTTTCTCGTTGCCTTTTTGGTCGTTCTTGAAAAGGGAGAAACTTCCGGGCTTGTGTTCGAATGCCATTACGCCGCCTCCTGTGTAACCATTTGGAAAACTGATTCGACTTCGGCAAGAAACGCCTCCGCCGCCGATTCTGCGTTTGCTATTTCCTCTGCCGTGGGTTCGTAACGGCGGATAAACACTTTCGGGCCAATCTGCACGCGAGGATCAAACGCGCAAAAATCCACATAGGAACGCTTCGTGCACGCGAGCTGCACCAGCATTTGCGCTTTGTGTTCCTCCGGCACAACCCCCGCCCGCAGCCAGGCCAAATACTTGACCGTAGTGGGGCACTTGATTTCGAGCAGGCCGTCAGGGTCTATCAGGCGATCCGGCGAGGCCCCGAAAAACTCAATGCGGTCGTGCAGGTAGAACCCGGCGACGGAGCAAAGGTTGCCGCTCACCTCCTCGTATGCGCCCACCGCCGCATCCTCGGTATCTAAACCCCATTGCATTGCATCGGTAACAAAGTGAGTTGCGGCGATGCCCGTCATGCGCTCGGCTACCAGTTCCATCAGGTAGTCGTCGCGGGCCTTCAGCGGCTGGCCCTTTGCGCCGACTGCCAGAACATCTTTCATGCGCGAGGCGGTCAGGCAACCACGGCGGGCTGCGTACCACTGCGGGGTATTGGGCAGGGCTTCTAACTTCATGCCGCCGCCTGTATCGGGAAGTCTTTCTCCGCACGCTTCGTATCCGCCTCTACCGCGATAGCCTGCATATCCGGGTTATGGGCAGACAGGGCAGCACGCGCAGGGGGGTTCAGGGCCTTGTAGAACGCCCTGTAAGCGGCCGTGCCGTAGGAGGCGGCATCTTTGGCATCTGCCAGCAGTTGCGGCGTTACCTGGGGCTTTTTAGGCGGTTCTGCAGCCGCTGCCGCGTTGCCGTCGTCGTCCAGATCCGTAGAGGCGCATCCCGACAGCGCAGCAAGCCCCACGCGCTTTGCGTAGGTCGCTGCGCTGGCGTGCCCGTGGGCATTTTGCCGCTCTACCGGGATCGTGATGCTGGATGCGATCCACTGGCCGGAGGCGTGAATAATGCGAGTCTCGCAGCACACGCCAGTATCGGCGGTGGAGATACCCTGCACCACGCACAAGCCGTTAGCGGCGAAGGGTTCGCGGATTGCGTCAAAAAGCGCCTGCAGGTCTGCATATTTGCTTTTGAAGGCGGGATTGACGTTGCCTTTTACGGCGCCGCGTATGGCTCCCTGAGCCTTTGCCAGAGCCGTTGCAAGCTGGTCTAGTTGTTCGCTGTGGTTCATAGTCCCTCTGTCTCGTAGTAGTCGGCGGCGGACTCGCACACTTCCGGGTATGCCGCGTCGTAAAGTTCGTTAAAGCAGTCGTCATCCTCTAGCAGGTAGGCTTCGTTGGTTTCGCTGTTGTCATCAGCTACGCCGTAAAGCTCCAGAAACTCAAACTCGGCGGGATCGTCGGGGTATCCAGGATCGCCGTTAGAAAGGGTGTGGACTCCGGGACGGCCCGGCGTGTAATCCACGACGGCGCGGTAGTACATCCCGCCGCAGGTAAAGAAGGCGGTCAGCTTCATGCCTTTACCCTGTGAGCCGTCATTGTTTCGTCCATGTAAACCCGCGCCGCGACGTGGATGGCGGAAAGTTCCGGGCGGACGTAGTAACCGGCCTCTGCCAGCGCCCGCCGCTCAATCTTTGCGCGGTACATGGCGAGGATCATCTTGCCGAGGATCTTCGCGTCGGATGAGCGGATGGCGTTCATAAACGGCGTTTCTGCGTCTATGAGGTCAACCAGCACGTCATCTAGGTTGATGGAACGTTCTGCGGCAACGAAGTCAAGGTCTATATCGTCGTCGCCGTAATCGGGTGTTGCGCGGTCATAGGCGCGTTGTGCGGTTGCGATGCTCATTTCTGTGCCCCTATCGTCTGGTCTTGGTAATCGAGGTTTCCTACTACTGCGTAAGCCAGCAGGATCAGGAGAACTACTGCTGCCGCCCTCATCGCCACACCCGGCGCAGCAAGAGAAGCGCGGCTGTCTTGTATTCCGGGCGCAGGAAGGAAACCTGGCGGCGATACCGCAGGCATTCCAGTACCGCTTCGCTGATGGTTATTGCCATTTGTTCCGCTCCGTTTGCGTTCATCACAGGACGAAGCGTAAACCGTCTACGGCTTACCTGTCAAGCCTTTTATGGCGTAAGTAGGCAAAAAAAAGACCGCCGAGAGGCAGTCATCTTTTTCGATCGGGTTTGGTGGGCGGCTATTTTTTCAGGAAATTGCGGAACCGTTCGTAAAGCTCGCGCTCCTCTTGGCTGGGGAACGTCAGTTGCGGCGGGTTATTGGGGTCCAGGTCCGGGGTAAGCATTTGCCAAGCCTGCAGGCCGAACACTTCCGCTATAGCTGCCAGATTGTCTATGGTCAGGGAAGCGGTGCCGCGTTTGGCCCGCTGGATGGTCCCCTCCCCTATTCCAACCTTCTCGGCTAGACACCTGTTGGCCTGCCCGTGGTGCCGCATCAGGGAAACCATATTTTCCCCCAGCACACGCCGGACTAAAGGTTGACCAATTTCTGCGGCTTTCATTGTTGTAATGATCTTCTGAAAAGCACGCCCTTTGTGGCTTGACACATACGCCGTATATGGTTTATCGTGGCGCCATGGAAAAGATCGAGAGCCTACGGGCCAGCTTGCAGGGGATGACGCAGAGGAAGCGCCGAGAGGTTGCCGAGTCGCTAGATATCCCATTTGAAACCCTTCAGAAGTTCGCTATCGGCGCCACGCGGGAACCGCGGTTGTCGGTCTATATGCGGCTTCTCTCTCATCTGGAAACGGGAGAACAAGTTGAGCAGTGACCTGCGCGACTTCAGGGGAAAGATCACCGCCCTTACATGGGCGTTTCTTGAGAGTGAATCCGTCGCTACTGGCGGAAACGCTAGAGCTACTTGCATAGGCACTCCTGGCCTTTAACTAAGGGGCTGAATGGCCCGCGAGGAAGAAAACACCGGCGCTGCGGCACACCGCGCGGATGCCGTCTAGGGATGTTTGGGACCTAGGCAACTATTCGGCAACCAGGGTGGGACCAGGCCGAGTGGGGAGAAAGCCAGACCGTCAAGCGCACTTGGTTCCGGTAGGGCAGATGTACCGCCGGAGTGGAGAACAGGGGTGGGCTACCACCCTGGGGAGTTATGGCTATGGAAAAACGATATCTGCAGGTCAGTTTCGATGATCGCTTTAAGGCTAAGGCGATCGGGGCAAAGTGGGACCCAGTTGTGCGCAAGTGGTGGGTGCCTATGTCTGTCCCCCTTGATGCCGTAAAGCAGTGGAAGCCAGAAGTTAAAACACACATGGGAATTTCAGCATGACCCCCGCCGAACGCTGCGCAAAAGCAATAGAGGATGGCAAGTATGCAACTGAGCTTGAGTGGTGCCGAGGAGTCATCAACAGCACAGACAACCGCATCCCGGCAGAGTGGAAAGCGTGGGCCGTCGGGGTCATTGCCAAGTCCTACAAGCCCGGCAACGGTAAAGAGTGCTGGCAGCGGCTCCAGGCGCGTCACGCCGCAGGGGAGAAACTCCTCCCCGTCCAGATCAAGGGATATCAAGAAGCCCTTAGCAGAAAGGCACCCAGAGTTGCGCAAACTGGCGCGTGACTATGTTGCCGCCGGGAAGTACCCGGACGAGCTGAACTTCTACAAGCGCCTTGTGTGGCTTAGCGATGTAAAGCAATGGGGCCACATGATCCCTGCCGCGATAGAACTGATGCACGAGATAGAAGATGGCCGCTAAAAGCCCCCTGCAGCGCTCTAAAGCGGCGCTAGAGGCTGATGGCTGGCTGGTATGGATAACGGAGCACTGGAACAGCTTTGCGCGTGTACGGCAGGATCTTTGGACGTTTGCGGACCTACTGTGCCTAAAGGGAAACGAGATATTGGCGGTTCAGGTTACTAGCCGGGGGAATGTGTCGGCGCGGGTGAAAAAGATTGCTGAGGCGGCGACGGTGGATGCGGTCAGGACTGCCGGGATACGGATAGAGGTGCACGGCTGGGGGAAGTTGAAAGCGGGATGGGATTGCAAGATCGTTGACTGTTCATAGAGGAACAAATGCACGCACGCACTAATCCATGGAACGCACGAGAGACTATTCGCGTTGACACCTTCCCGCTGGTCTACCACGGCAGCCGGGAAAGCCTGCTAGTTCGTATGCCTGGCGGAAAAACAAAAACGATATTGCAGTTGCGGGAAGCGGGGCACAACGTTGTATTGCCGACACAGTTCCGGCATGAGTCTGCCGTCTATCACAAGAACGTCAGGGTGTGAGATGTACCCATACGCAAAATATCCAGCCCCCGTGGATTTTTGCAAGATCATGCGCTCCCTTGCTGGCATCGGATACAGCCCGCACCGCATTTCGATCATTCTGAACGTCTGCACAAAGACGCCGTACTACTGGGCAGAGGGCAGAGAGCCGAAGTTTAACGAGGGCATGAGGCTGCTTGCGATTTACGAAAAATTGATCGGTCCTCTGGAACAAACGGACAACACTTGATTTGCCTTCGGTCTTACTCTCAAGCGTAGGTATAACCACGCGAGGGACTATGACCACAATTAAGAATCTGATGGGATTGGGTACGTCTGGTGCCCTCGCCCAAGCATCCTGCACGGGGATGCTGCAAAACAATCTCACGGCGCTGGGTAGCTCGCAGGCTACTGCACTTCTTGCCCCGTCTGATTTCATGGTGTTTACGACTGTCGCAGCGAGCACTGGCGTAATCCTCCCCGCCGCCCTGAACGGCGCCGCCAATCCTGGCGACTATTACACGGTAGTTAACCACGGCGCTAACTCTCTGTCCGTATACCCCCCTGTCGGGGGGAAGATTTCTACGGGTGCAGCTAACGCCGCTTTCGCCGTTGCCAGTGGCAAGACGGCATTCCTCGTGTGCATTGACGGCACGAACTGGGCCGCTAGCGTCAGCGCGTAAGGGGCAGATATGAACGTGCGCGAGATTCTTAACGCCGAGATCGCCCGTGTAGAGCAGGGTTTGGCCGACATGAAGGCTCAAGCCGAAGCCCTGCCCGCCGAGGTACACGCGCTGTCTGAGGAGGCGTGGACGGCAATCAAGAAGCTGTTTACCGGCAAATGAAAAACCCCGACGCTAAAAAGGATTGGGGCGACAAGCAGGCCAAGTCCGACGAGGATGAGAAGCAGGTCAAGAAGACGGACGGCATGAAGGCCAAGCCGATATCTGATGCCGAGCTAGCCGCCGCTGCCAAGAAAAACGATAAAGACGGATACCGCGCACGGATTGCTGTGATGTTGAAAGCAAAGGGAGTGCCGAAGGGTCGGGGCGAGTAGGAGGCACCACAAGTGCAGCAGGAAACGGTAACAAAAACGAAACGGAAACCGACTGGCGCTGCCGCGATGGGGCCGGGACCGGGTAGGCCCAAGGGCCTGCAGAACGCCATAACGGTGCAGCTAAAGAACATGATTCTGGGCGCGCTGGATGATGCCGGGGGCCAAAAGTACCTACGGCAGCAGGCGATAGAAAACCCGGTTGCGTTTATGAGCTTGGTGGGGAAAGTTCTTCCGAGTACGTTAAACGACCAGACGGCGGGGCAGTTTCGGGTTGTTCTGATGAAGTTTGAGGCCGACGAGCCGACGGACGATGTAATAGACGTAACGCCGCAAACGGTAAATGCAAGACTTTCCTCTGCCGCATAAATGGAAGCCAAGACCCTACCAGCGCAAAGCGTGGGCATACCTAGCGAATGGTGGGAGGCACGCGGAGCTGATTTGGCACCGAAGAAGTGGGAAAGACGAATTGAGCCTGCATTGGGCCGCGTGCGCTGCGCACTTACGGATCGGCAATTACTGGCATATGTTGCCGGAAGCCAGTCAGGCGAGGAAAGCGATTTGGGAGGCGGTGAATCCGCATACTGGAGTGCGCCGGGTGGACGAAGCATTCCCCAAGGTTCTGCGTGCGACGACCCGCGAGCAGGACATGATGATTAAGTTCCACAACGGCAGCACATGGCAGGTTCTGGGATCGGACAATTTCAATAGCCTGGTTGGATCGCCGCCGATAGGGATTGTGTACTCGGAGTGGGCGCTGGCGAATCCTGCGGCAAGAAGTTACCTGCGCCCGATCATTGCCGAGAATAACGGCTGGCAGATATTCATTACCACGCCTCGTGGCCGTAATCACGCGGCGCGTACCTATCAGGCCGCTAGGAACGATCCTAAAGCCTTCGCCCAGCTTCTACGGGCTAGCGACACCGGGGCCATGTCTGCGGAGCGGCTGGCCGATGAGTTGCGCCAGTATGTGGATGACTTTGGCGAGGACGAGGGGCGGGCGATATTCGATCAGGAATACAACTGCTCTTTTGACGCAGCTTTGCTGGGCGCTGTTCTGGGCCGCGCGGTGGAGACGGCGGAGCAGGACGGGCGGATAGGCAATGTGGAGTATGACCCGCACGGTGCGCCGATAGAGGTATCGAGCGACATTGGGTTCCACGATACGGCTAGCTGGTGGTTCTGGCAGCCGGTGGTGGGCGGGTTCAACCTGATCGACTACGACGGCTGTAACGGGCTGGATGCGGACGAGTGGTGCGATAGGTTGCTGCGCAAGGGCTACCGGATCGGGAAGATCCACCTGCCGCACGATGCGCGGGCAAAGACGTTCCAGAGCCGTCATACGGCGGTAGAGCGATTCATTGAGGCATTCGGGGCTAACCGTATTAGCGTTGTTCCCATGTCCAAAAAGACAGACCGTATCAATGCTGCGCGCCGAGTGGTGAAAAACTGCGCCTTTGATGCCGTGAAATGCTCGGATGGGCTGGATGCGCTGCGTAGCTGGCAGTTCCAGTGGAACGCCGAGACAAAGACGTTTAGCAAAGAGCCGCTACACGATTGGGCTAGCCATCCTGGAGATGCATTCTCGTATGGCTGCCAGGTGATGGAAGAACGCGAGCCTGCGCGGGTGCCGGATCAGATTGATTGGGCGGGTATTGGGCGCATGACATTCAACGATGTACTGAACGACCATACGCGGTCTATGAGCCGCAGGCAGAGGATCTAATGGCTAACGGCATAGTAATTAGCGGCGGGTACAAGAACATCACTGCGAGCGGCAATTGTTCGCCTATCCCCTGCACGGTTATCGGGTTCCTGTGCGCGACTACGACCTCGGGGACGCTGACGTTCTATGACGATGCGGGTACGGGTACGGGTACGCCCATTACCGGAACGATCACGCCTGCTGCCGGATCTTTTACGCCGCTCTATCTTGCGACCACGAAGGGATTAAACGTGGTTGTGGGCGGGACCATAAACGCAACAATTGTCTACGCGGCCTAATCGTGCTTATTTACATACTCCAGAACTACACGGACAGCAGCGGGACGTACACGCAGGGCACGATTGCGAATGTTGCCGAGAACTATGCGCGGATAGCGATTAGCAAGGGCCAGGCGCAGCTGGCGGAGAATCTACCCGCGCCGGTTCCGGTGGTGAGCCAGCAGTCGGGTACGGGGACGATGCTGACGCAGCCGCATACAGCATATTTATCCAATTATTACCCGACAATTTTGGGTGGTTCTCTCAATGCCGCAGCCGACACCGCCGCAATTCAAGCTGCCGCGCTGGCCGCGTTTAACTCCGGCGGCGGGACAGTGCAGCTGCCTGCAACAACCATATACCTAACATCCCCGCTTTCGCTTTATTCCAACGTTCAATATGTCGGGTCTGGCTATCAACTAACTTACGCTTCGTCTTCGACAATCCCGGACGGATCGGGGACAAGTTTATCCGGCGGAACGATATTGCAAGGCACCGGTTCTTTCCCGTGTTTTTTATACCTTGGAACAAACGGCGTCGGCACTTCTGGTTCTTCTGCGCAAGCAACTCTAGGAGATTGCGCATCCTCCCCATATTCAAACATAGGCCAAGGGTCGTCTGCGCAAATAACAAATTCGGGTGTACGAGAACTTGGGATAAACAATTTTTCGTATGGAATTAAATGCGGCGCGCAGTATGCGTCTGGGTGCAATTACAGTAAATTTTCCAACCTTTTTATAACAAATTGCACGCAATGGGGCGTCTGGTTTGAAAATATATTGCACTCAAGGTTTGAGCGGATTACGTCGCTTTTTAATGTTGTTGGTCAGCAGATGTACGCCAGCAGTTCAACAAACATCGCGGAATCCAACTGCATATTTGACGATTTGGTTTCTACGATTCTGCCGGGAAGCCTGACTTCTCGCGGCATGGTGGTAATGGCGAGAAAAGCCAACATCATGAACGTGAATGTATTTAATCGCGTTCAAGCCAATAGGTTTAACAACGGCACGACGATAACGACCGCCGCCACGGTTGCCGCAACAAGCACGATAACCCTTGCCGGTGGGAATGCGGGGCTAGCTGTTGGTATGCCGGTTTATTTCACGACTGGTGGGTTTAATTTCAACGGCGGCAGTAATCAATGTATGTATTTTGTCGCGTCTCTTGTTTCAACTACCGGCATAACCGTAAGCAACCAGGCTTTTTACGGAGCCGCCGTTGTTGCTAGCGGAACGGGTTCACTCGGAAACCTTGTTTGTCAGGGCTTCCCAGCCCTTGAGGTTATTGGAACTGACGCGTCTTCTAGCGTCGCAAATAATACTTTTTCCTATATTGACGCGGAAGCCGGGGGAACGTGCAAGGTTCTATTTCAAAACGCATCTGGGCTTAATGCAAACGTAAGCGGTGTAACCCAAGATGCGTATTCAACGGTTGCGATATGTGTTCGGTACACGCAATACGGAAACATTTACGGATCTGGTTCTTGTTGGATAGATTTGAATTATGGCGATTACAACAACAATTACACAAAACTGTGGGGATCTTTTGGGAATATAGCCCAAAGTGTAAATTCAACTCCATTGGGGACTTTTTCCTGCACCGGAATTAACGCCTCATCGGCGGGGGTGACGCAGAACTACATTGGGTTTTCTGGCGCAACTGGGAATGGATTTCCGACTTTCGTTTCTACCAACGAGGGTGGTTTCCCGGATCTTATTCAGCCGAGCACGGGGCTGGGGCAATATGCCTATCAGTTTATATATACGGGCACACTTAATTCTTCGCAGGCCGGATGTATGCACTATACGGCCGGGGCGGGGACTAACACTTTGCCAGCAATTACAGCGGCACTGAATGGGATTCCATACGAAATAGTCAACGGCGGGAGTGGCGCACTGGTTTTAAACGCAGGAACAGGCCAATACTTCAACATATCCGGCGGCAGGACATCACTTACGTTGAACGCCGGGGCATCGGTTTCTCTGCGTGGAGTCTCTGCCACGGGAATCTGGGCCGTTATTGGCTACGGCGGCACATATTCCGCCGGCACGATATCGGCCCTTTAGGCGTAAAACGTGGATTTCCCCTTTGTCGGACCCTCGTATACGGCGCGATCCGTATACCAGTCGTTTGATGAAGATTAAAGTAATTGGGGGCGCATAGGGTGGAGCAGCATTCCGCAAAAGTCCAAAAATATCTAGGCATTATTTCTGCCTACGATAAGGAATTTGAGCGATGGACTAAACGCGCCCGCAAGGTAGTGCAACGCTACCGGGACGAGGGGCGCGATAGCGGCAGCAACCAGAGCGAGGCTGTACGTTTCAACATTTTATGGTCGAATGTTCAGCTATTGGTCCCGGCGTGTTTCTCTGCCATGCCAAAGCCAGACGTATCGCGCAGGTTCCGGGATAACGACCCTGTAGGGCGCGTTGCGGCGCTGTTGCTGGAGCGTGCGCTTGAGTTTGAGCTAAAGCATTACGACGATTTTCGATCCGCAATGAAAGCCTGCGTCCTGGATCGCTTCTTGCCGGGGCGTGGTACTTCGTGGGTCCGGTATGAGCCGCATATTTCCTACCTTGCGCCGCAGGTTACGGACGACCAGGCGCAGGACGACGAGCAAGCCGGGGAGGAATCGGAACAATCCGAGCTGTCGGAGCAGATCGATTACGAATGTGCGCCGGTTGACTACGTTGCGTGGACGGACTTCGGTCATTCCGTTGCCAGAACGTGGGAGGAAGTGGGTTGCGTATGGCGGATTGTGTACCTGAGCGAGGAAACGCTTAAAGAGCGGTTCGGGGAGGAACTGGCAGCAAAGATCCCCATGGACTCGCGGCCCGACGGCTCAGAGAACAAGCGCAAGACTCCCGATATGCCCAAGAACCGGACGAAGATTTACGAAATATGGGACCGCGAGGAGAAGGTTTCGGTCTGGATATCAAAGGGCTATTCGGACGTTCTGGACGAGGTAAAAGACCCGCTCGGGCTGGAGAACTTTTGGCCGTGTCCCCGTCCCCTGTTCGGGACAATCACTAACGATTCGCTTGTTCCGGTGCCTGATTTCACGATGTACCAGGATCAGGCAAACGAGCTTGACGTTATCAGCGACCGTATAGACGGGCTGATTAAGGCGCTCAAGGTTCGCGGGGTCCACAACGCTGCGATTAAGGAACTCGGGCGGCTATTTACTGAAGGCGGCAATAACGACCTTATCGCCGTTACGAACTGGCCGCAGTTTGCCGAGGGTGGCGGGCTAAAGGGTGCTCTAGATATCGTTGACCTGGGGCCGATTGTTGCCGCTTTGCAGGCTTCCTACGATGCCCGCAAAGAGTGCCAGCAACAGATCTATGAGGTTATGGGCATCGGGGATGTGTTGCGGGGTGTAAACGATCCCGCTTCCACTGCCACTGCCGAGCGGATGAAGGGTCAATTTGGGACTCTGCGGATGCGCGAGACGCAACGCGAGGTTGCCCGGTATGCCGAGGAAATCATCCGCATAAAAGCCGAGATCATGTGCACGAAGTTCCAGCCGGAGTACTTGGCGCAGATCGGCGGGGCGGCTCAGCTTATGCCGGAGGATCAGCCGTATATCCCCATGGCTATCCAAATGCTGCGCGATAGGG